TTGGGCAGAAACAGAATTGAGAACGAAAGCAGAACTTGCAGCCAAAGGCGAGGGAGATTTCTGTGCCGGTGAACACTGTCGGTTTTGTAAAGTGAAGGCAACTTGCCGAAAACGTGCAGAATACAATCTTCAGCTGGCACAATATGACTTTGCTCCCCCGGAAATGCTGGTGGATACTGAAATCGAGGCAGTATTGGAAAAAGCCGATCAATTGGTTTCATGGGCATCCGATATCAAGGAATATGCTTTGCAGCGAGCAATTTCCGGCAAACAGTGGAATGGGTACAAAGTTGTGGAAGGTCGGTCGAATCGAAAGTATACCGATGAGGCAAAAGTCATTGAAAAGGTCAAGTCCTATGGGAAAAATCCATACAATGAACCGGAACTGCTGGGAATTACCGCAATGACAAAGCTGCTTGGCGGAAAGAAAAAGTTTGATGAAATTCTTGGGGATTTCACATACAAACCGCCGGGTAAGCCTGCACTTGTACCAATTTCGGACAAGCGACCGACTTGGAATTCCGCAGAAAAAGATTTTGAAACAATACAGGAGGAAAAATAAATGGCAAACGAAAGAAAAACAAAAGTGATTACAGGAACTGTGCGTTTGAGTTACGCAAACATCTGGGAACCGAAATCCATCAACGGCAGTGCTGCAAAGTATAGTGTTTCCTTGCTGATTCCGAAGTCTGATAAGGCAACTCTTGCAAAAATTCAGACTGCAATTGATGCTGCCATTCCGTACCACGTACTATCAGAAATGGGACCTTCAAAATAAAGTTCCGTTTCTCCGGTTTCTTCATTTTTTATCCAGTTCCAGAAATGTTTATTTTTCATGTGTTTCCTCCTTTGCTGCCGCAAAAGCGCCTGCGTTAATTAATTTTGTAAAGCTTCCATTTACGAGGTACAGGTCTCCGCCTTCTTCGGCAGAAATCATATTCATATCTTCCATTTCACGAATATCATTAGCTGACATCCAGCCGTTCTGACGTGCTGTTGCATAGCCTTGCATTCTGCTTGCATAATCACCACGCAGAAGTCCGTCAACATTGAATTTAATGAAATACTTTCCTTTCTCTGAATCTGAAAGTAATGCTTTCATAAGCCCCTGTTCCCAACGGACAATCCATGGGTCAAGGCTGTATTTCACGAAATCAAGTGACAAGTGTTCTACATTAGAAAAAGTAGCATGGTCAAGGTCACCAATCATGTGGAGAGGTACACGATACAGCCTTGCAATCTCCTCAATCTGAAACTTTCTGGTTTCAAGGAACTGAGCCTCATTATTCGGAATTGCAATGGGAGTGAATTTCATGTAGAGTAGGCAAGTACCGCCGTGCATTGTTTCCAATATCGGTTTGCACAAGCCTCTCTCCAAACCGTGCTTACACCTCTCGATGTACACGGCTTTCCATTTATGTTATGACGAATGATGAATTGCATTATGGCAATTTTTACACACAACCAGAGTTTTTCTTTTTCTTGCAATCATAGCCTTTTCCCATTGTTCTTTTCCGCTGAGATTTTTCAGCTTGTTAATGTGATGAATTTCCAATGGAATATTTGTAGCTCCACAGAGTTCACATTGTTTTGCACGTAACCTATCCTCTAATGCGTTGCTATTTGTATAATGAATGTGATGCGTAATTGTGTCTGCATTATGATAAACAGCACCTTTTTTCAGGTCAGAGAATCTTACTATCATCATTCGTTTTTTACCGTCTTTAGTTCCATAGGGAATTCCCCACGAATGTCCAAACTTGTACATTTTCTTAATAGCTGATATTCTGGTTTTGTGCTTTTTTGCAAGTGTTTTCAAACAGCTGTACTCCATGAGATACACGAAATATGTTAGCTTGCTGAAATTACTTGCAAGACCGTAATAATTGCAAATTCCTCGTGTTTGTGAGTTGTAGGTATCTAACACTTCTAAATCAGATAGTCCTGCCATAGCACCTCTCTGCCATGGAACAAGACTGCCGTCTTTAGCTTGTACAACAATTTCTCTGTCGTACATAAATTTTTCAATTCGTTCCATTGGAACAAGTAATTCTACAGATTGGTTCAATGTTCGCTGTATCGTTCCATTTGCTTTTCGCTTTGTCTGATTGTTTCTTCTGACATTAATGTCATATCCTAAAAATCTTGCATTTTCTGAACTGTGGGTGATTTTTGTTTTTTCATCACTGAGTTCAAGCCTCAGGTTTTCGGAAATGAAAACCGTCAGTTCTTTTTTGATTTTTTCACAATCTTCTCTTGAACCGCTGACACCGATTAAAAAGTCATCAGCGTAACGAACATATACGATTTTTTTGCCAACTGCATTCTTGTATGGCAACTTTCGCTTTTCTGTTTCAAGTCTGTGAATTTCTTTGAGCAATAATTTTTTCTGCACCTCATCTGTCAAATTTCCGTACTGTGCCTTTAGTTTATTGATTTCACGCACAGTTCGTCCATAAACCAATGAACATGATTTTGCATTCGGCTTTGAGAAAGCTTCTCTTAGTAGTTCAACTTTTTTATCAAGCTCATGCAGATATATGTTTGCGAGTATTGGTGAAAGAATACCACCTTGCGGTGTTCCACTGTAGGTTTTGTGATACTCCCAATTTTCAATATATCCGGCTTTTAGAAATTTTCCAATGAGATTGACAAACTTGCTATCTTTGATTTTCTTGGAAATCAGACTTAACAACACATTATGATCGATGTTATCAAAACAGCCTTTTATGTCACCCTCTATAAACCATTTTGTCCCACGAAAATATTTACTTGCCTGTTGTAATGCAGTATGACAACTCTTATTCGGTCTGAATCCATGCGAAAAAACGCTAAAGATTGGTTCATATATGGATTCCAGAATTTGTCTAATCGCATCCTGTATCAACTTATCTGTAAAAGAGGGGATACCTAACGGACGCAGTTTTCCATTTTTCTTCTGGATGTAGGTTCTTTTTACAGGTTTTGGATAGTATTTCTGTGTCTTTAAATCAGCAATAATCTGTTGAACATATTCAACGCTAAAACCATCTGCTGTATCATTATCTACACCTTTTGTTCCTGCACCATTATTAGCGTACAGGTTTTTGTAGGCTGTCATGTAAATATCTTCACGGAGCAAATATCTGTAAAGTCTTGTGTAGATACCATCTGGATGTTCTCCAGAGTTTTTATTCATTCGTTCCAAAATTTCGGATGTTGGTTTCATTTGAGGTTTCTCCTCCCTTTCATCTTTCCTTTTGAAGTCACATAAACTGCATTCCTTCGCCATGTAGGAGCCATTAACTCTTTCAGACTACTACGAATGCTCCGTACCCATGAGTCATATTCAAGTCCTATAACTATAGCCTTTCGGCATTGACTTTTAGGGTATCTCCAGTTAACGTTATCACTTGGTATATTCGGATTATCGGTTCCGCTTTCGACCCTTTAATACGGGTTCTCCCGCTTGTGCTGAGATATTGCAGTTATTCCGCCTTTGAAGGATGTAAAGACGGACACTCTCAGAGTGGGTAACAGGCTACTTTCCAAAATTCCCTCGGAAATGGACACTCAAGTCTTGCGTTTACCAAACTCAGGTTAAACCTTATATCCGATTGTCATTGCAGTTCAGTCGTACTCTTTAGCCTTTGAGTAACTTACCGCTTTTCTGTCGTGCTATGTTCCCGTATCAGCTTTCGCCTTTCGGTTAGACAGATTGACTTGTCTATAACTGTAGACAGCAGCACCTTACGCTGCTTTTGATAACGTCCTATCTGGACGCACGCCCTCTTCCAAAACTGCAACCTTATGGGCGTTTCTGCCACCGTAGGCTCTCTGCCATGCATCACGCACACGCTCGGGATTTTTGATAACTCCGGGGTGTTCAAGTACACCGGACGGACTCGCCCCGTTTCCAAAGAATGACGCACCGTATTCCTCGCAGGCAATAGAAATACCGATTGCATTTTTAGCAAGTGCAATCGGCGAATATCCCACCCATCCATCAAATCCAAGTCCGGGAATATGTAGTACTTCATCGGCGTATAGAATGATGTCACCCTGTTCTTTCATATTCGGATTCTGTTCATCGTAACGGCTGTAAATATATATCAAGCGGTTTTTTTCATCACGGTCAACCTTCATCTTGTCCGGCATCAGCGGATACAGTCCGATAACATCCCCTCTGCCGTTTCGGATGATCTGTGCGTAAGCATTTCCGTAGATCAGCAGATGGGACATTAAGGTTTCTCGGAAAACAAAGGATGTCATTTCCGGATTTGGCTGGTCGTGGAGTAAAAAATAAAGCGGATGCTGTGGCACTCGCTCTTTTCCTTTCTCGTTGTATTTGTATAGGTGCAGCGGTAGTTGTGCGATAGCCTCCGAAAGCACTCGCACACAGGCGTATACCACGATATGCTGTAAGGCTGTTCTGTCGGTGACTCGTTTGCCTGCATGGGTTCTGCCAAGGAAATAGCTGTAAGACGGTGAATCGTAGCTGTCTTTCGGCTTATCCCTGGACTTGAATAGTCCTGTGAAAATACCCATGAGAATCAACTCCTTTTCTTGACTTTGTGTATATGGGTGTGGTATAATATGCTAAACAGAATGCAGAGCAGTTGCTCTACAAATCGGAAGTTGCGGAAGTGATGGTATATGGCAAAACATGAGTTTGGAATTATGATGAATACTCCTCGGCAGAGCGAGCGATATGACGAATATGACCCGTGGAAATACGAATGCATTTCTGTTGATAATAAAGATTTAGAAGGTGTTGTTGAAAGACTTTCATCCATTGACTTCTATTGGCATACACTTTCTGTTAAAGGCAAAGGGCTTGCATATTGTGGTGTTACACTTGTTCCGCCCTGTTCATTAAAGGCGTTTATTGATAGCATTGCTGATATTCCTGAATTGTGCGAATTAAAAAAACTGTTAAAAAAGGCATTGGACAAAAATAAATGGATTATTCATTACGGAATTTGATTGAGTAACAACTTCCAGTTTGGAGAATTGAAAAAAAACGGAATTTACCTATTAAGACATATAAACTCTTGACAACAAAGCTTCTATATAGTATAATCTAATAAACTACTATATAGGAGCTTTTGTATAGAAATGAATGGAGGATTTCTTGTCACCAAAATAAAACAACTTGGAA